TGTCGCCCGATATAGAAGAGAAAATCCCGGTTCAAAACTAAAAACAGCCGTGACTGGAAAAGTGAAGCCAGGATCAAAAGCTGCTAATCGCAGAAAATCATACTGCGCTAGATCACTAGGACAACTAAAAAGATCATCAGCCAAAACAAGAAACGATCCTAACTCACGTATCCGTCAAGCAAGAAGGAGATGGAAATGTTAAAGAAAAAAAGAGCAATTAAAAAAGTTATTAAAGGTTTAAAAAAAGCCTCTAAATCACATGCTGCTCAAGCTAAAACATTAAAAGGAGTTATTAATGGATCAAAAACTAAACGCACTTAAAAAAAGATACGAAGCACAAATAGCTGAATCATTAGCTACATTGAATATTTATGTTAAAAATTCTGTAGGTATAGGCGAACATCCACAGCATTTAGAAGAAATGGACAAGTTGCTACAAGTTATTGTAGATGCAGAAGAAAAATTAAAAGTAACAGAAAGGTATGTTAAATAATGGACGATCTAGAGTTAATTACTAAGATACAAAGACAACTAAAAGATCTCTACCAAAGTATTGGTGATTCAATGATTGGTGGAGGTGTTGACAATATGGAAAAATACAAATATATGTTGGGACAGGCACATGCCTACCAATATATATCACAGGAAATCTCTAACCTGCTAAATAACAAGGAGCAAAAAAATGAGCAAGGAACAGTTATCGACCTCAACGAAAGAGGTCCCAAAGCATAAAAACGCTTTGGAAGAAAAGTATAAAGAACAAAAAGTTGAATCTGTTGAAGAAAAAAGAATAGATGAAACTAATGTAGCAAACATTCAAGATGAACTACCTATCCCTTCAGGATGGAGACTTTTAGTTTTACCTTTTACACCAAAAGAAAAAACTAAAGGTGGTATTATCATTGCACAAGAAGCTTTAGATAAAGCTAGAATAGCAACTAATTGTGGTTATGTTGTTAAAATGGGACCAATGGCATATGGAGATAAAGAAAAATTTCCAAGTGGCCCTTGGTGTAAAAAAGGAGATTGGGTGATTTTTGCAAGATATGCAGGATCACGTTTACCAATAGAAGGTGGAGAAGTCCGTCTTCTTAACGACGATGAGGTTTTGGGTACGATTAAAGATCCAGAATCTGTATTGCATTACATTTAACATAGGAGGAAACTATGCAAGAAGAAGAAAATAAAAAAGGTCCTATGGTTGACATAGATACTTCTGGTCCAGGAGCTGACGTTGAGCTTGAAGAAAAGAAACCAGAAGGTGAAGTTGAAACTGTAGAAACAAAAGAAGAAGACTCTAGTCCCGCGCCACAAGCAGAGGAACCTAGAGAAGAGAAAGCAGAAGGCAGCGACGCGCAGCCAGAAGCTAAACCTGAAGAGAAGAAAGAAGAATTAGAAACGTATTCAAAAGACGTTCAACGAAGAATTGCTAAACTCACAAAAAAATGGAGAGAAGCAGAGAGACAAAAAGATGAAGCTTTATCTTTTGCTAAAAATCAAAAAGATCAAAAAGAAAAACTTCAAAAGAGATATTCTAAAGTTGAACAAGCTGGTGTTAAAGATAGAGAACAGAGAATTACATCTGGTCTACAAGCAGCAGCGGCTAAGTTAGCAGCAGCAAAAGAAGCAGGAGATCTTGCAGCTGAAGTTGATGCTAATAAAGAAATTGCTAGACTTGGATATGAAGAAGCAAGACTAAACGAGGCAAAAGCAGCATATGAAGATATGGCTAAAGCTGAACCAAAAGAAATGGAAATACCTAAAGTATCTCCACAACAAACACCACAAGCAGATCCTAAAGCGGAAGCATGGGGAGCTAAAAACAGGTGGTTTGGTACAGATACAGCTATGACATACACTGCATTTGACTTACACAAAAAACTAGTGGATCAAGAAGGTTTTGACCCTGCGTCAGACGAATATTATACGGAAATTGATAAAAGAATAAGACTTGAATTTCCTAATAAATTTGATACAACTGATGATAAGGTTCAAAACAATACGGCCAAACCGACACAAATAGTAGCTTCAGCGAAGCGAAGTGTAAATAAATCTGGTCGCAAAACCGTGAGACTCACCCCTTCTCAGGTTGCTATCGCTAAAAAATTAGGAGTGCCATTAGAAGATTATGCGAAACAATTAAAAATCACGAAGGAGGTATAGCATATGAAAAACGATACAATAAAAACCCCGCGTGCGAGCCAGTCTAGAGCTAAAGATAAAAGACCTACGACTTGGACTCCACCATCATCTTTAGATGCACCACCTGCGCCAGACGGTTTTAGGCATAGATGGATAAGAACTGAAGTTTTAGGATTTGACGATACTAAAAACATGTCAGGAAAAATGAGATCCGGATGGGAGTTAGTGAGAGCTGACGAATATCCAGACAAATCTTATCCCTCGATGAAAGACGGTAAATACGCAGGAGTCATTGGAGTTGGAGGCCTAGTGCTTGCTAGGATACCGGAAGAGGTTGCCAAAGCTCGAGAAGATTACTTCAGAAAACAAACTGAGGATCGAGACAATGCAGTTAACAACGACCTTATGAAGGAAGAGCACTCAAGTATGCCGATCAATAGTGAGAGGCAGAGTCGTGTAACTTTTGGTGGTACGAAGAAATAATTTCTTTGCGATACCAACAGTACTCGAATAAATAAACTAAGGAGAAAACAACTATGGCAAATAAAGACGCTGCCTTCGGTTTAAAACCGGTAGGCAAAGTTGGTCAAAACAGAGACAACCAAGGTTTATCCGAGTATTTAATAGCCGCTTCATCAAGCGCTATCTACTTCCAAGATCCAGTCAAAATGGCTGCTTCTGGAGCAATAGTAGTAGCGGGAGCTGGCGGAGCAATACTAGGATCCCTAGGTGGAATCTTTTTCACTGACGCAAACACAAGCAAGCCTACATTTGCTAATCACTTAGATGCTTCTAATACCGCAACGGATATTAAAGGTTTTATAAGTGATGACCCATATGAAAGGTTTGAAATACAATCAAACAATTCTGGTGCATCAAACGTTAATGACGTTTTTGCAGTCGCTGATTTAGTATATGCAGCAGGCAGCTCACCAGACTACGTATCAGGAGTTGAGTTAGATGACTCAACACTAGCAAACGGCTCATCTGCAACGTTGCAGATTTTAAGCTTATCTAGAGACCCAGACAATAGCGATGTTGATTCAGCTAATGTTAACTGGATCGTTAGAATAAACGAGCACGAGTTAGATATGAACGTGAACGGAGTATAAGGAGGATAACTATGGCAATAAGCAGAGGACAACTAGTCAAGGAACTCGAGCCGGGTTTGAACGCCTTATTCGGTTTAGAGTATAAACGATACGAAAATCAGCACGCTGAAATTTTCACACAAGAAACTTCAGACAGAGCTTTCGAAGAGGAAGTAATGTTATCAGGTTTCGCGAATGCTCAAGTAAAACCAGAAGGATCTGGCGTAACTTTTGACAACGCACAAGAAACTTTCACGGCTAGATACACGCACGAAACAATAGCTCTTGCGTTCTCAATCACTGAAGAAGCGATTGAAGACAACTTGTATGACAGACTTGCGTCTAGATATACAAAAGCATTAGCTAGATCGATGGCAAACACTAAGCAAGTAAAAGCTGCGAATGTATTAAACAATGCATTCAACAGTTCATTTGCTGGTGGTGATGGTAAGGAGCTTTGTGCTACTGACCACCCAACGATAGCTGGAACAGTCAAAAACGAGCTATCAACATCTGCGGATCTTAACGAGACTTCATTAGAACAATCGTTAATCGACATCGCGGCGTTGACAGACGAAAGAGGCTTAAAAATTGCAGCAAGAGGAGTAAAAATGATTATTCCATCTGAGCTTCAATTTACTGCTGAGAGATTGATGAAATCTCAAGGTAGAACGGCGACAGCTGATAATGATATTAACGCAGTAGTATCAATGGGAATGGTTCCTCAAGGATATAGAGTGAACAACTACCTAACAGATACAGATGCTTTCTTCATCATTACAGATGTACCTAATGGATTAAAACAATTCGTTAGATCACCGATTAAGACAGCTATGGAAGGTGACTTCGACACAGGTAACGTTAGATACAAAGCTAGAGAGAGATACTCTTTCGGCTTCTCTGATTTCAGAGGTATCTTTGGTTCACCAGGCGCGTAATCACTAGATAATTAAATTAAAAGGGGACTTTCGAGTCCCCTTTTTTTATGATAGAAAGAAATAACCCATGAAAACTTTCCGAGTACAAATCAGAGCATACGGCTATTACGCTGACTTTAATCTTGTTTCAGAAGACAATGATAAAGCCTTTGAAAACGCACTAGTTGACAAACTAGGAGAAAATGCTATTGTATGGGAAAAAGATGGATTTATTAGTAAATCTAAAACATGGTTAACCTATGAGGAGGTTATAAATGACACACGTTCAGGAACTCTACACACAGAAAAGGGGACTAGAACTTGAGTGGTCGCAGCACTATAATCAGGAGAAAAGATATACTCTTGATATGGTAAGGATTGATGACAAAATTAGACAAGTCATTAGTCACATAAAATTAGCTGAAGCACATCATGCTCATCAAGCTAATAAGATTGAAGATGCTGCACCTGACGTTTCTGTAGCTACGTAACATAAAAACGCTACATCGCCGAAAACGTACTTTCACTACGCAATCTCTTGCACTTCTCATAAATCTAAGATATAAAATACTCACTATACAATTAATTAGAACATAGACGCGGTATAGTCGACGGCCTAGAGACTATGTTCGGAAAACTAGGAGGATATAATTATGGCAACAACAACGTTTAACGGCCCGGTACGTTCGGAAAAAGGTTTCCAAGTGGCAACCAAAAATACGTCTACTGGAGCTTTTACAACTAGAATGAGTTCGGCAATGCCTGACTTTACTGGTTTATCAATCTCAGATGTAGCAACAGGATCTACGCTAACTTTAGCGGCTGACACTATATCAGTAGTAAACTACACAGGTGCAGCGGCATGCGCAGCAACTTTACCTGCGGCAACAGCTGGAACAGTAGTTGTTTACGCGCAAGCGGTTGATACAACAGGTGGAACTGCAACTTTAAGTTTTGATTGCGCTGGTTCAGATGCATATGCAACTGGTTCAGTAATTGAATCAAGAGGTTCAGATGAAGTAACTTTTGATACTTCAGCATCTGGTGAAACTTTATTAACTTTCACACCTGCTAACGCAACAACTAATTTGTTGACGGTTGGTGGACAGATTGCTTTCATTTGTTATGAAGACGGTACATGGCACATTGCATCATCATTAGCTAGAGAAACAACTCAAGTTAAAGGTGCATTTGTTTTTGCATCGTAATACTTAATTATGTGGGTGGGATAACTTAAGACTTTTTGATCTTAATACCCACCTGCACTAAAATGATAAGGAGAAAAATATGTATATGGGTGATGTAAAATCCAAAACCTTTATAGACGCGAACGCTGCTTCAGCTACTTTTGTAGCCGCTGCTGCTCAACCAACATCGACGTTTACCCTAGCTAAAAGTTCTTTCGGAACAAACACCGCAAGAAAAATAAATGCTACGACTTCAGGAACAGGCGACAACGGTAAAACAGTTACAATCGTTGGAACTGATCACACAGGCGCTGCTGCAACTGAGGTAATAACTTTGACTGGAAGCGCAGAAACAGGCACAGCTACAACCACAGCATTTTTAACAATAACTTCTGCTACAGTTAGCGCACAACCTGCTGCTAACGTATCTTTAGGAATGACTGCTGATGTTTTTGGAACTATCTTTGAAGGTAGAACTAGACTCAGACAGGTGAATGCCGAGTCAGGTGGAACAATCGGAAGTGTTTTATTTAAGGATGCAAGTATAACAGGAACAACTTTATTAACAGTTAGAACAGGTGGAACTGCAGGAGACATTAACACAGTTAACATTCCACAAGACGGAATCTTATACAAAGATGGTGCTTTTGTAACTTTTTCTGAAGTAAACTGTAATTCAGCAACTGTCTACTTTGACGGATAAGGAGGATAAGTGGCAAACACTACTTCCGGAACAACAGTATTTGATAAGAATTTTTCTATAGATGAAATTATAGAAGAGTCTTATGAAAGAATAGGTCTTCAAAGCGTATCTGGTAATCAGATGCGTCAAGCAAGAAGATCTCTTAATATATTATTTCAGGAATGGGGTAATAGAGGTCTTCACTATTGGCAAATTGGAAACAATTCAATTACGTTAGTAAATAATCAAGCAGTCTACACAATGTTTAGATCAACAGGTGATGGCACGTCAGATGCTACAGCTGTGTATGGAGTCGATGATGTTTTAGAAGCTGTTTACAGAAATTCTTCAAACGTAGACACACCTCTTACAAAAATAAATAGATCAACATATCAAGGTCTCTCTAATAAAACTTCTACAGGGACACCTTCTCAATATTATGTGCAAAGATTTATAGATAAAGTTACAATTACTTTATATCTAACACCAGGATCAACAGAGGCAGGCAATACAATTAATTATTATTTTGTAAAAAGAATACAAGATATTGGTGATTATACTAATGCAACAGATGTGCCATATAGATTTGTTCCTTGTATGGTGTCTGGACTATCTTTTTATTTAGCACAGAAATTTAAACCAGAATTATCTCAACAAATGAAACTGTATTACGAAGATGAATTACAAAGAGCTTTAGCGGAGGATGGCTCATCATCAAGTTCTTACATAACCCCAAAAACTTATTATCCAAATGTCTAATTTTTCAAAAGGTAAATACGCTCAGTTTATATCAGATAGATCAGGGCAAGCATTTCCATATAACGAAATGGTTAAAGAGTGGAATGGTTCAAGAGTTCATGTATCAGAGTTTGAACCTAAACAACCACAGTTAGAACCTAGACCACACGGGGCTGACCCCGAAGGTTTACAAAATGCAAAACCAGCTAGAACAGAGTTTCCAACGCAAGAATTTTTACCAGATAATCCGTTTGTAACTGCTTCAAGCACAACTTTAAAAATTTTATTTCCTGATGGAGATTTAGTTGTAAATGACCATATTAGATTTCAAAATGTAAAAGCCTCTGTAGGTGGTTTAGCTATAGCTACTTTACAACTTTCTACAACTTTAAACGGAGCAATAACTGATTCAGCTACTTCGATTGATTTAACTGATGCCACAGAGTTTCCATCAAGTGGTTTTATTATGATTGAAAAAGTAGATTCTTCTTCTGGTTTATTTGTAAATGAAGTTATTCAATATACAGGTAAATCTACAAATCAATTAACGGGATGTACAAGAGGAACTAGCGCACCTTTTAGAGGTGCATCTCCAGCTACAACAACAGCTACTTCTCATGCTGATGACGCAAAAGTTTTTGGATCTTTTAAAGTTGCATCTTTAAATACTACGTCTGTTCCATACACAGGACAACCAGCTACTCTTACTCAATTTGACGGTGTGAATGTTACATTAGCTAACGCTGCAACTAGTACAGAAACAGGAGGTGGTTTCCAGTGTACAATTGGACCAATAAATGATAGGGCTTAAATATGGCAGGAATTAGTTATAGCACTTTAATTACACAGATTAGAAACTACACAGAAGTAGATTCTAATGTTTTAACAGCTGATCAATTAGAAAATATTATTTTAAATGCTCAATATAGAATAATGAGAGATGTTCCTATTGATGCGGATAGAAAACAACAAATAGGTAATTTAGTTACAGGACAGGAAACTATTAACGCACCGGGTGGTGCTTTATTTATTAGAGCAATACAAGTTTATGATTCAACTTCAGCTACTACTGGAGCTAACGTTTTTTTACAGAAAAAAGATGTTACTTATTTACAAGAATATGTTTCATCTACAGCATCGTCAAAAAGAGGCCAACCCAAATATTACGCTATGTTTGGTGCTGCCACTGGAGATGGCGATACTAACTCTGGAAGAATGATGTTTGCGCCTGTGCCAGATACAACATATAAATTTAGAGTCCATTATAATAAAATGCCGGCAACTCTAGCCTCTGATAATACTACGAATTATATTAGTTTAAACTTCCCAAATGGCCTATTATATTGCTGTTTGGCAGAGACATATGCTTTCTTAAAAGGCCCAGCAGATATGTTGACACTTTATGAAAATAAGTATAAACAGGAAGTAGATAAATTTGGTGTGGAACAAATCGGAAGAAGAAGACGAGATGACTACACAGATGGTGCGGTTAGAATAACAATACCATCAACAACACCTTAAGGAGTTTTATTATGGCAATAACATCGGCAGTATGCACAAGTTTTAAAGTAGAACTATTAAAAGGAGTTCACAATTTCACAGCAACAACAGGTAACACTTTCAAAATTGCATTGTACACTAGTGATGCAACTTTAGGAGCTTCAACAACAGCTTATGCAACTTCAAACGAAATTACTAACACATCTGGAACGGCTTACACAGCAGCTGGTGCAACTTTGACTAGCGTAACTCCAGTAGCTTCAAGCACAACAGCAGTTTGTGATTTTTCAGACGTAAGTTACACAGACGCCACTTTCACTGCAAACGGTGCATTAATTTATAATGACACAGCAACGGGAGATCCTGCTTGCGCAGTTATCGCATTTGGAGCAGACAAAACTGTAACTAGTGGTACGTTTACAATTCAATTTCCTACAGCAGACGCTACAAACGCTATCATACGATTAGCATAGGAGGTTTACCCTTATGGCTAATACTTGGAACCAGTCCGGAACAACCTGGAACACAGGCCGTTGGGGAACAACAGATGCTTTTACATTAGGTTTTGGTGCACAATCTTGGAACGATGGTGAGTGGGGAGAACTTAATGATGTAACATTTACCCTTACAGCGCCAAGCGCAATAACTTCTAGTATTGGTTCAGTAACAGTTTCAACAGAAATAAATAAAGGTTGGGGTCAAGACACTTGGGGCAATGAAACCTGGGGCGAATCAGGTATGTTAGTTGAACTAACTGCTCCTGATGCAATGCAATCTAATATATCTGCGAACGCTTGGAATGATGCTTCATGGGGACGAGGTCAAGGTTGGGGTATATTCTCATTAGCAGTAGCAGATGTGATGGGATTAACAGGTGTATCTTCTACACCTTCCGTTGGATCACCAACAATAATTGGTAATGTAGAATTTTCTATATCTTCAGCAGGTGTAGCAACTTCTGCTGTTGGTTCTTTATCACCAGCGGATGTTATGGGATTATCAGGAGTAGCTTCTACTTCTGCTGTTGGTTCTTTATCACCAGCAGACGTTATGGGACTAACAGGTGTTTCTGCAACGTCTTCTGTTGGATCTCCAGAAATAAGTACAAACCCTATTGTAGACGTTTCTGGTCAAGTAACAACTTCTGCTGTTGGTTCTTTAACACCAGCAGATGTAATGGGATTAACGGGAGTATCCTTTACTTCCGCAGTGGGATCTTTAGCACCTGCTGATGTTATGGGATTAACAGGTGTTTCTTCTACAGCTGAAGTTGCTGCTTTTGGCACTGCTTCTGGCTTCGGAATACAAGCATATTCTGATGTTGACACAGGCTCAAATTCTTCGTATACAAATGTTGCATCAGGATCAAATACAAGCTATACTGATGCTGCTTAACAGGAGATAAAATATGGCATCAACATATACACCACTCGGAGTAGAACTTCAGGCAACTGGCGAAAACGCTGGAACATGGGGAACTAAAACTAATACAAACTTACAAATTTTTGAACAAATCGTTGGTGGATTTACACAACAATCAATAGCTGGCGGTGCACAAACTACAGCATTATCTGTTTCTGATGGATCAACTGGAGCAGTTTTATCTCACAGAATGATTGAGTTCACAGGTACAATTTCAGGGAATCAAATTGTAACTATTCCAATAGATGTTCAAACTTTTTATTATTTAAGAAATTCAACATCAGGTTCACACACAGTACAATTTAAATACGCAACTGGTTCAGGTGATTCATTTACCTTTGCATCAGGTGATAAAGGTGACGCTGTTATATTTGCAACTGCAAACGATGGAACTAATCCAGACATTCTTACTTTACCAGCTGGTAATGTTACTACAACTGGAACACAAACTTTAACAAACAAAACTTTAACATCTCCTAAAATCGGAACTTCTATTTTAGATACTAATGGACTTCAATTAGCTCTTTTAACAGCTACAACTTCTGCAGTTAATGAAATTACATTAGCTAATGCAGCTACTGGTAATAACCCTACTATTAGTGCAACAGGAGATGATTCAAACATAGGTATTTCTTTCGCAACAAAAGGAACTGGAGTTATTAAAGCTGAAGATGGCGGTGGAACAGTTTCTGCAGTTAAGATTGCAGGGAAAGAAACTATGTGGGTTCCAGCGGTTGCTATGTATCCAAACACTACAAGTGGATGTGCAGCTATTGCTCAATCAGAATTATCAAACGGACCAGAACTTAAAACTTTAGATTTTGACAAAGACTCAGATGAGTTTGCACAGTTTGCTGTTGCATTTCCAAAATCATGGAATGAAGGCACAGTAACTTTTCAAGCATTTTTTACAGCTGCTTCAACAGACACAGGAACTACATCTTGGGCTTTACAAGGTGTTGCATTAGCAGACAACGGAGATTTAAATACAGCCTTTGGCACAGCAGTTGCACCAACAGCGAAAGCAATGAGTGGGACATCAAACGATTTAGCAGTTACAGCAGAAAGTGGAGCAGTCACAATAGCAGGCTCACCTAGCACGGATGAGTATGTGTTCTTCCAAATATCAAGAGACGTTTCAGCAGACGATTTAAATGCTGATGCAAAATTATTGGGAGTTAAATTATTCTTTACTACAGACGCTGCTAACGACGCATAATAGGAGCTAGACGAATGGATAAACTTAAAAATAACCTTTTAGTAGAAGGTCCAAGAAATAAAAATAAACATATTTTAAAAACCAAGTCTTTTGGATATCAAGTTTTAGGATTTGGTAGTGGAGGAGGACCTACATTCACTTCTGCAACAGGAGGGAGTGAGGCTACTGATGGTAATTTTAAAGTGCACACTTTTACTTCCGGATCAAATCTTGTAGTTAATTCTGTAGGAAATGATTCAGGCGGAGGTAATGCGGTAACATTTTTAATCGTTGCTGGAGGCGGCGGCGGTGGAAATAATAACTGCGGCGGCGGCGGTGGAGCAGGAGGATTTAGAACCGATGGCGGATCTGCAACAATATCTTCAGCAGGAACTTATTCTGTGGTTGTTGGATCTGGTGGAAGCGGTGGTAGCTCAGGCGGCGTAGCATCAATATTTAGTACTGAATCTGCTGGCGGAGGCGGCGGCGGAGGTAATAATAGTGAAGCCGGTCAATCTGGAGGATCTGGCGGTGGAGGAGCTAGAAATGGAAGTGGTGCATCTGGAAACACACCTTCAGTATCTCCATCTCAAGGAAACAGCGGAGGAAACGGCGGCGCGATGTCACCAGACAGAGGTGGCGGCGGCGGAGGTGCAGGAGGCAATGGCGCCAACGGCGGTAACCCAGCTACCGGAGGAAATGGAACAGCAAGTAGCATTAATGGATCAAGTGTAACGTATGCCGGTGGTGGTGGCGGCGGTCACTTCAATGGTTTATCCGGAGCATCCGGTGGATCAGGCGGAGGTGGTCAAGGTAGAACACCATTAAACGGCGGACAAAATGGAACTGGCGGCGGCGGAGGTGGCGGCGGTCAAGGTGTAAATGGAGGAACAGGAGGAAATGGAGTGGTAATCGTAAGATACCAATTCCAATAATTATGGCTCTTGTAGATTTTGCAAAATTAGATTCAAAAGGACTTGTTTTAGACGTTACTGTTTTAAACTCTGAAGAAATTGAAAAAGACGGAGTAGTTAATGAAGATTTAGGTATTCAAAAATGTGCTCAGTTAACAGGACATCCAACATGGAAAATGTTTGATAAGGACATGCTTGGAGATGTTCACCTTAAAGGTGGAACAAAATTTAGAAAAAATTCAGCTTCTATAGGAGGAACATACGACGCTTCAAGAGATGCGTTTATTCCTATTAAAGAGGCTAGCCAATTTGTTTTTAATGAAACAACTTGTATGTGGGAACCCCCTTTTAGTTTAACTTCAGTCCAAGCTAGTGATAACAGCTATTGGTGGAGCGAATCTGAAAATACTTATGTTGGAGTAACTACTGAAAAACAAGATATTAAATGGAATACTTCAACTAACGCTTGGGAAAACTGGACTCCTTGATAAATATTTAAATTTAAGATATATACTAGAAAGAAAGAATCTTAATGAACAAATTAAAAGAACATAAATTTCCTGCGAATTCTTTTATTGGTGGTTGGTATATCCCTAAAAAAATTACAAAGTCTTTAATAGGGCTTCACGGTAGTGATAAAAGATATCAAAAATCTGGAGTAACATATGAACCAGATGGTAGTGTTAATTATAACCACAAGAAAAGCATAGATATTTGTGTAAAACCTTTTACAAATCACAAGATTACTCAACCCTACGAAAACTATGTGATTCAATGTGTAAAAAATTATTCTAAGAAATATTTTTTTTGTAATGAATTAGAAAGCTATGGTCTTCATGAAGAATACAATATTCAACGTTATGAAAAAGGAGGAGGCTTTTATAGTTGGCATTGTGAAAGAAATGGTAACGCTTTTTCTTTTAGACACCTAGTTTTTATGACTTATTTAAATGATGTTAGTAATGGAGGGACTGAATTTTATTATCAAAAAATAAAATGCCCTGCTAAAAATGGTTTAACATTAATTTGGCCAGCTGACTGGACACATACACACAGAGGGGTAATTAGTAAAAAAGAAGAAAAGTATATTGCAACGGGTTGGATTACATATACGTCTAGTAAAACAAAGGGAGAAAGATGTGGTAGTTGCGGAAAATGATTACAAATATATTTCCAATTCCTGTTTACAAAACAACTGTTAAAAACAAAATAAATAAAAAAGGCATGTCTAAATATAAAGTTAGAAAGAATGAATTTAATTCTATAACTAATTATAAAAACGTTCTTAAAGACTTTCCAAAATTAAAAAAAGAAATTGAAAAACATTTAAATGATTATTTAAAAATGGTGTATAATCCCTCTACAAATGTAAAAGTTTATATAACAGAAAGCTGGTTAAATTTTACAGAGAAAGGAGAAACTCATCACAAACATAATCACCCCAATAGTTTTATTAGTGGTGTCTATTATGTGTCTGCAGATGAAAATTTAGATAGAATTAATTTTGTTAACGATAGAAAAAGCGTTCTTGAAATAGTACCTAAACAATATAATGATTGGAATTGTACCAGTTATTATTTTGGAGTTAAGAGTCAAGATATTATATTGTTTCCATCAACTTTAGAACATTTTGTTAATCCTGTAGAATCAACAAAAACTAGAATTAGTTTAGCTTTTAATTCTTTTTTAAAAGGAGAATTAGGTTCTACCAACAATGCAACCTATTTAAAAATATGATTATAGAAGATAATTTTTTTACGGAGCAAGAACAAAAAATAATTAATGATAATATTTTAACAAATACTTTTCCGTGGTTTGCACAAGATTTTTCTACGTCTGTTAAATTTCCTTATTTTTCTCACGTAGGATTAGCTAGAAAATTAGATAAACCTAATTCTATTTTCTTTGATTTTTTTAAAAATATAGCTGAAAGATTTTGTAAAATACATAAGCTTAGAATAAAGAGAATACATAGACATGCCTTAAATTTAAGTTACTGTTTTCCTAAATTTAAACACACAGATCCGCATGTTGATCATAGTTTTAAGCATAAAGTTTTAATGTTCTATTTGACACCCAATTCAACAGGTAGTACTTTAGTGTTTAATAAAAAACATAAGAAAGGAGAATCTACAGTTATGTTGTTAGAAAAAAACCCTAAATTAAAAGTTCTGCATAAAATACAGCCTAAACAATTTAGAGTGGCTTGTTTTGATGGTTTACAATTTCATGCTGGAGAATTTCCCCGAGGAAATAGACAGAGAATTATTTCGGTAATGACGTTTAATTAATTATGGAAAAATTAGATATTTTTAAAGCACCTATGTATTATTCAGAGTATACTTTTGATAATTTAAGAAGAGTAAGAAGTTATGTAAAAGATCTTGAAGGTAAAAATGTAGCTAGAAATTTAAAACAAAAACACGGTAAAATATTATTTGTAGATCAATATAAATATATGCCTAGTGACTTATTAAATTTTATTTCTTATTTAAAAGAGTGTATTTCAAAACTAAAATTAGATTATAAAATTAAAAATATAACGCAGATAAAAGACATTTATTTTACTAAAGATAACCCTAATCTAGATGGAATATATTTATCAGACACAGATTCTATTTTTAAAGGATATTATTTTTTTGATGTTCACAATGATTTTAAATTAAGATTTAAAAATTCAAATCAAATTATAAATCAATCTAGACATGTTAGAGTAACAGAAAATAACCCGTACAATGGTTTGAGTTATTATGTAGGCGCAGAAAATAGTTTATTTGTTATTGTCCCAGCATGGATTGAAATACAAAGAGATGTAGTGTATAATAATCAGTACGTATTAAATTTTAATATAGAAATTATAAAATGAAAACAGAACCTTTATTTGCGATGCCTTTTTGGCAGGTATCTTGTAAAAGATGGAAACAAAGAAAGAAAAAACTTATAGAAATGTTAGATCCTTATTTAGAACGAAAAGTTACTCCTGCTAATTTTCATAGTAACAGATATGTAAAAGATAAAAGTGAACTAATATCTGGGTTTTATAATTTATTTAAAACAGAACTTTCTTCTTTTTCTAAACTAATAAAATCTAATTATCAGATATCAGATCTTTGGTCGAGTTCTTATGATAAAGGTGATTACCAAAATCCCCACACACATGGGGCCACAGGTTATAGTGCCGTTTTGTATGTTGATCTTCCTAGTCTATCTTCTCCTACAAGATTTGTTCAACCATGGAATGATCCTGTTATAGATCAAACTTTGTTAAGAAACGTGTATGTTAAAGAAGGCGATATTATAATATTTCCAAAAATTGTTTTACATTTTTCCCCACCTAATCAAGATAAAAAAAGAAAGAGAATTGTTTCATGGGATATGGAGCCAACACCATGGTTACAAAATTAAATTATAGGCAAAAGCCTAAACTAATAGATACTTTTATTTACGAAGGAAAATTAAAAATAAATTCAAATTATTTTATTAAAAAAATAAATCAAGGTATTAAGAATAGTGATTATAATTATAAAACTTATGTTGGGTCTAAAATGACCGATTGGCAATTTTTTAATGGTGACAAGAATATGAATAAATTTTTTAATGATATTAAACCTGTCTTAGATGAAATAGAAATACCTCACAGCAAAATGTCTGCCTGTTGGGGACTAAGGTATGAAAAAGGAGATTACGCTAGACAGCATCATCATAAGCCAGCCACTTGGTGTGGTATAATTTATTTATCTAATGGAGGAGTTTCTACATATTTTAGTGACTACGATATATACGTAAAACCTGAGACGGGAAAATTTGTTTTATTTAGCGCTGAACTATTACATGGAACTGCAACTAGTGAAGATAAAAAACCTAGATATGCTATCTCATTTAATTTTACTTCTGAGAGCCCTAAGTTTAACAATAACAAAGCATCTTTTAAAGGATAGAGTTTGAAGATTATTGATAACTTTTTAGAAAAAGATTTAATTAAGTTTTTAGATAAAACTTTTGTTTATCAAACGCCACATTTTTACGGACACAAATCTCACAAAAAATCTAATTCTTTTTACAATTCTAATATTAATTTAGACGATACTTTAATCACCTTTATTTGTGAAAAATTAAAAAGACAGTTTAAATTTAAATCAATATTAAGAGCTTACATTAATGTTCAATTTAAAGACATGAGTGGGGATTGGCATCGTGACGATGGCACCAATACTATTCTTCTTATGGTGACAAAAACACTTCCTAAAAACTCAGGTTGTTTTCAAATAAAAGAAGGCAACAAAATAATAAAAGTGGATTTTGTTCAAAATAGATTGATATTTTTTGATGCTTCTTTAAAACATAGAGGTTTAGCGCCAAACGAACCCAACAGTCCTCGAGTAACTTTTGCTTTCAAAACCCTGTAAAAATAGTATAATGATTAATTATGGCTTTAAAAAAAGTACAGTTTCTATCTGGATTTAATAAACAACTTACCGAAACACAAGCAGAAGGACAGTGGGTCGATGGTGATAATGTTAGATTTAGATATGGTTCTCCGGAGAAGATAGGAGGCTGGTCCCAACTAGGAACAGACAAACTTACTGGAGCTGCTAGAGCGATGCACCATATTGTAAGTAGTGGTGGAGTTAAATACTCTATTATAGGAACTAACAGAATTTTATATGTATATTCAGGTGGTGTATTTTATGACATACATCCAATTAAATCTACAACAACACTTACAAGTGCATTTAGCACCACAAACGGATCAGCTACCGTTACTATAACTTTTTCTACAGGCCATGGTTTAAGCCCTGGCGATGTAATTTTATTAGATAATTTTACAACGATTACAAATTCAAACTATTCAGCATCAGATTTTGATGATAAAAAATTTATGGTTGCTAGCACACCAACAAACACAACAATTACAATTACGATGCCTTCAAACGAAACTGGATCTGGAGCTACAACGTCTGGAGGTATTAGAGTTCAAATATACTATCCAGTTGGACCTGCGGAACAATTACCAGGATTTGGTTGGGGTTTAGGTTCTTGGAGTGGCGAGGCTGCTAACCCTCAAACATCAACTTTAAACGGAGCTTTAGGTGACAACACAGCGGGAACAGGTAGCTCGGGAACAAGCGTAACATTAGCAAGCACAACAAACTTTCCAACAACAGGAACAAACTTTGTAAAAGTAGGGACAGAAGAAATATCTTACACAGGAGTTTCTGGTAATGACTTAACAGGAATTACAAGAGCAGTTAGAGGAACAACAAGAGCTGCACACTCAGACGGAGCTACTGTAACAAACACAACTGATTTCGTAGCGTGGGGCGAGGCTGCATCTGGAGACTTAACAATTGATCCAGGTCTTTGGTCGATAGATAACTTTGGTGGTAAAATTATTGCACTGATACATAATGCACAAGTTTTTGAATGGAATGCAAATGCATCAAACGCTACAGCAACTAGAGCAACAATTATATCTGGAGCACCAACGGCATCTAGAGATATGATTGTATCTACGCCAGATAGACACTTAGTATTTTTTGGAACAGAAACAACAATCGGAACTCCAAGCACACAAGATCAAATGTTTATTAGATTCTCTGATCAAGAGAATATTAACTCATACACACCTACAGCAACTAACACTGCTGGTACACAGAGACTTGCAGACGGATCTAGGATTATGGGAGCTGTTAGAGGTCGTGATGCAATCTACGTTTGGACTGACACTGCCTTATTTACACAAAGATTTATTGGTCCACCTTTTACTTTTGGTTTTGCTCAGGTAGGAACTAACTGTGGTTTGATTGGTCAAAACGCTGCGGTAGAGGTAGATGGTGCTGCGTATTGGTTTTCAGAAAACGGTTTCTTTAAATATGCTGGTGCATTACAATCATTACCATGTTTAGTTGAAGACTTTGTTTTTGATGATTTAAATACTACAGCTAATCAATTAATTAATGCAGGACTAAACAATTTGTTTGGAGAAATTAATTGGTTTTATTCTTCTTCAGGATCAACTGTTATAGATAGAGTTGTAACTTATAATTATTTTGAGTCTAGCCCAGAAAGACCCATATGGACAACTGGAACATTAGATAGAACTACATGGCAAGACTCTGCTGTATTCGGGTTACCCCATGCTACAGATTACGATGCTAGTTCAAATACTTCTTATGATGTAGTTGGTAACACAGATGGATGCACTATCTATTATGAACATGAAACGGGCACAGATCAAGTTACGGCCACAGCAACAACAGCTATAACTTCCAATATACAATCAGGAGATTTTGATATTGCTCAAGGTGGTGATGGTGAGTTCTTTGCAAAAATTAGAAGATTTATACCTGACTTTTTAGCACAAACGGGTAACACACAAATTACATTAAACTTAAGAAACTTTCCAAATAACAGTGAAGCAAGTTCACCTCTTGGTCCTTTTACTATAACATCCACAACAGAAAAGGTTGATACAAGAGCTAGAGCAAGAGCGGTGTCTTTAAAAGTTGCAAATACAGCTGCAGCTCAGAGTTGGAAACTTGGTGGATTTAGGTTAGATATACAACCAGACGGAAGAAGATAATGGCAAAGATAGTACAAATTTTAACAAGACCTAGTAGACAATACAGTCAAGATGTGGCTGATGCACAAGTAAGAGATCTTGACAGTATAATACAAAAATTAAATACAACGTATCAACAAGAATTAAAGGATGAAGTAGACGCACAAAACTTCTTTTTAAATTAATGTCAAATAGTTTCGTAAACGCAAAATTAGATTTAACAACAACAGACAATACAACTTTGTATACTACGCCGTCTGCAAATGTTGCTTTGGTTAAATCTATATTAGTTTCTAACGATGCTGGATCTAGCTGTAACATAACAGTTACATTAGTTGATTCATCATCTAATATATTTAGTTTATTTAAAACAAAGGCAATAGATACAAATACAACAACCGAACTTTTAACTCATCCTCTTGTGGTAGAAGAAAGTGAAGTTCTAAAAGTACAAGCTAGTGACGCGAACGAGCTGCACGTCGTAGCTTCTATATTACAAATACAGCCAAGAGAGGTAACAACATAATGCAACAACTAAAACCAAAAGAGATCATAGAGACTATAACTAATAAGAAAACAGGCGAAAAATACAAGAATGAAGAGGAATGGAAGGCAAAAGGCATATCTCCAGAGAACATTAGAAGAGACGTTACGGTAATAATGCCTACCCTTGATTTATTTCCTAAAACCAAGTAGATTAATAAACTCAGGATTTATACGCCTGCCAACAAAAATTTAATTAAATTATGACAATATCAAGAGGACAGATGAATAGACAATTATACATGGGTGGCGGTATTATGAATGTTGTGCCTAGAGAACCAGCATTATTAGGTGGTATTAAAAGAGCAGTTAAAAAAGTTACTAAAGGCGTAAAAGATATTGCATCATCTGATCTTGGTAAAGCAGCATTATTAGCTGCAGGTGCTTATTATGCTCCAGGTATTGGAATTAAAGCTCAGTTTGGCCCTGGTATTTCAGGTTTAAAAGCAGCAGGAATAGCAGCAAAATCTAAACTAGGAGATTTTTTTGTAGGCTCGCCTTTAACAGAGGAAGTTGGAAGAGGTAGTTTTAGTACAAGTGGATTAGGTAAAATTTTAAATATAGGCGGAGGTGGTAAAGGAATGGGCAACATAGGTAAACTAGCAACACTAGGATTAGTATCTACTTTTTTAACACAAACACTTGGCATGTCACCAGAACAAGCTGAAGAAGAATTAGCTAGAGATCCATCAACATATTTAAGACAATACTATACAAATTTAAATCCAAACGCATCAGAACAAGAGATAACAGAATTTGTTACAACAAACATATCAGAGTATGCTGTAGGTGGCAGAGTAGGTTATCAAGATGCAGGACCAGTATTACCACCAGACCCAACACAACCTGTA